GGTATTTATTATTTTACATATGAAGGTGGAAAATTAATTCCTGATGAAAAAAAACCTTTTGAAAACTATTTTACAATAACAGATTCAAAAGGAAATATTCAAGGATATAATTGGTTAAAGATTCCACTTGTTCCATTTAAATTTAATGCGAAAGAAATACCTTTAATAAGAAAATTAAAATCATTACAAGATGGTTTAAATTTAATTGAATCTAATTTCTTAAATCAAATGGAAGAAGATGTTAGAAATACAATTTTAGTTTTAGTAAATTATGATGGTCAAAATCTTGCTGAATTTAGAAAAAATTTAGCAGAATATGGAACAGTAAAAGTAAAAACAATTGATGGTGCACCAGGTGATTTAAAAACTTTACAAATTGAAGTAAATAGTGAAAATTACAAAGTAATAATTGATTTATTTAAAAAAGCAATTATTGAAAATGCAAGGGGATATGATGCAAAAGATGATAGACTTGGAAATAATCCAAATCAAATGAATATTCAATCAATCTTTTCAGATATAGACCTTGATGCAAATGGTACTGAAACAGAATATCAAGCAGCATTTGAAGAAGTGCTATGGTTTATAAATTGTCATTTGGCAAACACAGGTTGTGGAAACTTTGAAAATGAAAATGTTGATATTATATTTAATCGTGATATGCTTATATCAGAATCAGAAATTATTGATAATATTAACAAATCATCTGATTTATCACTTGAAAGTAGACTTGCACAACATCCATGGGTTGATGATGTTCAAGCTGAAATGGATAGAATTGAGAAAGAAAAGAAAAATGAAATTGAACAATATCCATTCCTAAATCAATTTGGAAACAATTCATCAAAAACACAACCAAATGAAGGTGGTGATGTGATAGATGGCGAACAAGAATAGTGAATATTGGCAACAGAGATTTGGACAGTTAGAAAATGCATCACATCAAGAAGCAATGACAGTATATTCAAGAATTGAAGAATCTTTTTATCAAGCACAAAAAGAAATTGAAAATAAAATAAATAGTTGGTATATGAGATTTGCAAATAATAATGAAATAACAATAAATGAAGCTAAAAAGTTATTAAATTCAAATGAATTGAAAGAATTTAAATGGGATGTTCAAGAATATATAAAATATGGGCATGAAAATGAATTAAATGAACTTTGGATGAAAGAACTTGAAAATGCATCAACAAAATATCATATATCAAGACTTGAAGCCTTAAAAATTCAAACACAACAAACGATGGAAAAATTATTTGGAAATGAACTTGATGAAGTTGATAATTTAACAAAAAATTCATATATAAATAATTATTTTCACACAATGTTTGAATATCAAAAAGGTTTTAATGTTGGTTTCAATGTTACAAATATAGACCAAAATAAATTATCAAAAATTGTTAATAAACCTTGGGCAGTAGATGAAAAGAATTTTAGTGAAAGAATATGGGGAAATAAAACAAAACTTATAAATGAATTACACAACGAATTAACTAAAATGTGTTTAACAGGAAAATCACCTGATGAAAGTATTAAATATTTATCAAAAAAATTTAATACATCAAAAGCACAAGCAGGTAATTTGATAATGACAGAAAATGCATATTTTTCACAATTAGCACAAAAAGATTGTTTTAATGCATTAGATGTTGAAAAATATGAAATTGTTGCAACACTTGATTCACACACTTCTGAAATATGTAAGGAACAAGATGGGAAAGTTTATGATATGAAAGATTATCAACCAGGAATAACAGCACCACCATTTCATAATTATTGTAGGTCAACCACAGTTCCACATTTTGATGATTTTGACCTTGAAGGTGAAAGAGCAGCAAGGGATGAAGATGGTAAAACCTATTATGTTTCAGATAAAATGAAATATGATGATTGGTATAAAAAATATGTTCAAAATCAATCAAACTTGCAAAATGAAGCTAAAAATGCTAAAATAAAAACACATTCAGAAAAGATTCAAGAACTTCAAAATATTTTAATGGATATGAATGAAGCTAGAAGAATACATTGGGATTTAAGTTTGACATCCAAAGAAGAAATGTTGAATTCTTCATTTAAAGATTTAGCATATTCAATTGATTTAGAAGGAATTGATGAAAAAGTAATTGATACTATTATTGAAAACTATAAACAATTAGGTGATGAATATTACACAACATTAAATCACATTGGTATTTTCGATGATGAATATTTACTTGCAAAACCAAATTCAGGTGGATACGAATTCACAGGTGTCAAAACATTAACTGGTGAAATTCATTTCAATCAAACAATGTTGGATGATTTTGATGACTATGTTGAAACAATGAAAAATTGTTCTGAATTTGGACATATATCAAAAAGCATAAATCCTGAAAATTATAAATACTATGTACCAACACATGAATTTGCACACAGTATATTCAATAGTGGAATGGTTGGTAAAAATTTAATTGGAATGGATGAAAACATTTATAAGAATTTTGGTAAAGAACTTGAAAAAATGTTTGAACAATATAAAACAAGAATAAATGAAATAGATTCCCAATTAAAAGCATTGAATAGTAAATTTGTTCTTAATACGGAAAATTTCACATCAGAAGATAGTGCAAAATTAAAAGCATTGAAAAAAGAACAGCAAGAAATATTTGTTTCAAATTATGCAATAAGAGATAATTTGAAAGATGAATTTATGGCAGAATGTTTTGCAGAAGCAAAATTAAGTAGTAATCCATCAAAGACAGCATTGGAAGTTTTAAAACTGATTGATAAATATTTCAAAAGGTAGGTAATAAAAATGACAAGTATTCCACAATGTATGTATTGTAAAAATGCAAAAATAGAAAATGGAACTATAATTTGCAAAAAATATCAGGTTGTTCCTGAAAAAATTGCAAATGGGATTGACACATGCAAATATCATGAAAATACTAAAAAATAAGGGTATAAAAGTATATTACCCACTAATTAAAAATGCTTATATGGGCATTATATAAGGTGAAAAAATTGCCTATTTTAAAGAAATTACAAGGTTTTTTGTAGTTTCTTTTTTATTGTCAATTTTTACATAAATGACCTGGTTGGATGTCGAGAAAAGACAACAATATCAAAATTTTATGTGGATGCGACCCACGAGAAAAAGCGAAGAAAGGATGATAAATATGCAAAGAAAATTTTTAGAAGATTTAGGAATTAAAGACAAGGAAACAATTGATAAGATACTTGATGAAAATTCAACAGACATTGGAAAAGCAAAAGGTGAATTGGAAACAGTTCAAACACAACTTACTGAAAGTAAAAAAGAAGTTGAAACATTAAAAGGTCAAGTTTCAGAAAGAGATGGTCAACTTGAAACTTTGAAAAAATCAACAGGTGATATTGATGAATTAAAGAAACAAATTGAAACATTGCAAACTGAAAACAAAACAAATGCAGAAGCACATGCAGCAGAAATAAAACAAATGAAAATAGATGCTGCAATAGATGCTGCACTTTCAAATGCCAAAGCCAAAAATAATAAAGCAGTAAAAGCATTATTAAATGATTTGGATAAACTTGAAATTGATGAAAATGGAAATATAAAAGGTGATGCATTAAAAAATCAACTTGATACACTTGTTAAAGGTGATGATACTAAATTCTTATTTGATTCTGAAAAGAAAACAACTAAAATCAAAGGTGCTGAACCTGGAAAAGGTGATACTGATGATGGAAGTGAAAACAAAGTTGATTTGTCAAAAATGACTTATGATGAAAGGGCTGCTTATTTAGAAGAACACCCAGAAATTGAAGTCTAAAAAATTTTTTTAAATTTAATGTATCTTTGAAGATACAAAAAGAAAGGAAAAGGTGAATTAAAATGGGAAAATTCGATTCAAAGAGTTTTAACGAAAAAGCATTTAAGTATGGTGTTGAGCATCCAAGAATACCAAACTTAAAAACAAATGAATTAAAAAAATCAAAAGCATTAAAAGGAAGTAAAGATATTAGAGATGTATTCACATCACAAAATGGAACTGTTTATGCTGAAATAGCAATGAAAGGTTTATTAGATGGGGATGCAGTAAACTATGATGGTCAAACAGATATTACAGCAACAAGTACAAAAACATTTAATCGTGGTATAGTAGTTGTTGGTCGTGCAAAAGCATGGACAGAAAAAGACTTTTCTGATGATGTATCAGATGAAGATTTCATGGATAATGTTCAAGACCAAGTTGCTGAATATTTAGATAATTTAGACCAAAATACAATACTTGCAATATTAGCTGGTATTTATTCAATGACAGGAACAAAAAATAAAGAATTCGTTGATAAGCACACATATGATATAACAGGTAAAGATGGTGATGAAGCAAAAGTTGGTCAAACAACATTAAATACAGCCATGAATCAAGCATGTGGTGCTAATAAAAAGAAATTTTCAATGGTATTTATGCACAGTGATGTTGCTACAAACCTTGAAAATTTAAAATTAGTAAAACATTTAACATATACAGATGCTGATGGAATAGAAAGACCATTAGATTTAGCAGCATGGAATGGAAAAATAGTTATAATTGATGATGAAATGCCTATTAAAAATGTTGCAGCAGTAGCAGAAAGTGGAACAAAAGGACAATCAAATTATGTTGCAGCACAAGAAGCATATACAGAATACACATCATATATTTTAGGTGATGGTGCTATTGATTATGAAAATATTGGTGCAAAAAAACCATATGAAATGAATAGAAACCCAGCTAAAAATGGTGGTGAAGATACTTTATATGTAAGACAAAGAAAAGTATTCGCACCATTTGGAATTTCTTTCACAAAAGCAAATATGGCTTCAAATTCTCCAACAGATGCAGAATTAAAAAACGGTGCAAACTGGGAATTAGTTCACAGTGGGGAATCTGTTGCAGCAAACAGAACATATATAAATCACAAAGCTATTCCAATAGCAAGAATCATATCAAAGGGATAATCTAACAAGAAAGATGGTGAAATTATATGGATGATGAAAAATTAAAACCTATAATTAAAAACATCATCGTAATAATCAACAAAGAAGAAGTTGATGAAGAATTTATTGAAGAAATTCTTAAAAGACTTATTTCATTTGGATATACACCAAATGAAAATGATTCCTGGATAATAACTTTTTGTATGCAGAAGGTTGAAAATCATATAAAGAATTCATGTAATATTTCTGAAATTCCTAATGAATTAAAAGAAGTTGAAATTGATAGAATTTGTGGTGAATTTTTATTTTCTAAAAAACAAACAGGACAACTAAATGCTGAAAATGGTTTTGATTTAGAAATGGCAATAAAACAAGTACAAGCAGGTGACACAAATGTGACATTTGCAGTTGGTGAAGGTTCAGAAACTTTGGAAACAAAACTGAACACACTAATTTCATATTTATTAAATTATGGTGAAAGTGATTTTATATGTTATCGCCAAATCAAGTGGTAGCAGTAAAAAAAGCCATTGAAATGACATATGATTGTACTTGTAATGTCTTTCAAAAAACAAAATATATAAAAGAAAATAAATCAACAGGATTTAAAGAATCCAAAATTTTAGAAAATAAAAAATGTAAACTTTCATTTGAAACTATTTCAAATAATAG